TTTATTTACTCCGCCTACTTACAGCCACATTTATAAACTATCAACCGTTCAGATGTCTAACGACAAAGGAACATGGTTTGGTTGGGATGTTGCAAAGGTGGGACCAGTCACAGATAAAAGTATCTATGACATGGCGAAATCTTTTGCAGATTCTGTAGGTAAGGGTGAGATCCAACCTAAGCACGGCTCAGAGGACAGAGAGTCCAAGCACGCATACTAGAATCCTAGGTAGTGGGCGTCGAAGCTAGCGTGGAAACGCCCACTTTTATTATGATAGATAAGTTTAAAAAAATCTTTAATGGATTAGAGGAGAGGTTTGGTTATCACATTATTAAAGATGATAATAATTCGATAAAAAAATCTGGTGAATCTAAAACATCACATTACCCACATACAAATGAAATGTGGCGAGCTCATTTAAATGGAGAAAAATTTACAGTAAACACTAAACATAAAGATATACTTGCAGATAGTCTAGGTATATGTCCAATAAACAAAGATAGTAAATGCACCTGGGGTGCAATAGACTTAGATAATTATCGACCTGATATTCAAGAATTATTTAAAAAATTAAAAAGCATAAATGTGCCAGTGGTTCCCATGAGATCAAAAAGTGGTGGAGTTCACGTGTATGTTTTTTTAAAAGAACCTGTAGCAGCTTTACTCATGAGAGAAAAGTTACACTCAATTAAACATATTTTTGGTGTAGAAAAACCAGATAGAATTTTTCCTGTGCAGAAATATTTAGATTTAGATAAAGGCTCTGCGGGTAGTTGGATTAACCTGCCTTACTATAATTATAAAAAAACAGAAAGATATATGATAAAAGAAGACGGCTCAAAAGCATCCATAGAGGAATTTTTTACAGTTTACGAAAAAAGCACAATTACAATAGCACAATTAAAAAAGATGGAGTGTAGTTTAAATGAAGAAGATTTTAAAGATGGTCCTCCTTGTCTACAAACTTTAGCTAGTTTTGGAATTGAAAGAGGAGCCAGGGATGACGTTCTACTTGATATGACTAGGTATTTGAAAATGAGGTTTCCTGAAAATTGGCAAAATAAAACGGGAGAGTATAACACAAAATTTTTTAAACCTGAACTAACATATAAAGAAATACAAAAAACTGTGGATTCTAGAGAAAAGAAAGATTATCCATACAGATGTAATCAAGATCATTTAAGTAAATTTTGTAATAAAGGTGAGTGTATATTAAAAAAATTTGGTGTTAAATCTATAAAAGGTTTACGAAACACGGCACTCGGACCACTGTCTTATATAAAGTCCACACCTCGTCAATGGTTTCTAGGTTTTGATGGAGAGGAAGTTAAGTTAACTTCTAAAGAATTAACTAACCAACAACTAGCGAGAGAGGCAGCAACAGAGCAAACAGGTAAAACACCTCCTCGAATGAAACAGGTTGATTGGGATGCAGCCATAGCTGAATTACAAGAAAGAGCTACAGGAGAGGATGCACCAGAAGAAAGTATGCCACTGTTTAAATTAAAAGAATCATTAAAACTTTTTTGTTTTGAGTCTAGAAGAACAGAAGACAGAACCAGAATAGATAGAATACCTTTTTACGACAAGGATGAAAAAAATGTTCATTTTGTTTTTGACACATTCTACACATACATAACAGATACTAAAAAATGGAAACACGCAGAGCACACAACGCATACTTATTTAAAAAATATAGAGGGACTTACAAGAGGTAAACTACATATAAAAGGTAATATAAAAAGAAACGTCTACACAGTAAACGAAGACAAATTTGAAAAAGAAGATTTTAAACACGATAAAATAAATTTTGGAAACAAGAAAGAGGTAATGTGAAATTTAAAGTACCAAATCTTTATAAAGTTACAAAAATATTTGGGCCTCCAGGCACAGGTAAAACTCATGAATTATTAACTATTTTAAAAGAGAAACTAGACTATGGATATAGCAAAGACGATGTTCTATTGGTTGGTTACTCTAGAGCAACTGCACAAAATTTAAAAGATCGTTGTAAAAAAGATTTAAATTTTACTGATGATGAGTTAGAGCCCATAAAGACATTACATGCAATGTGTAAAAATGCATTACCAAAACCAGAACCAAGTTTGCTTTCAAGAACAGACAAAGAATTTTTTAGTAGATGTTTGAATGTTCCTATAAAAGAGTGGACTACAAAAGAACAATATCATAAACAAATTAAGAGAGAAGATGAGCCGGAAGAGGATGAGGATTTTGATAATAAAATATTAACTAAAAAATTAGATTTAATAAATAAGGGTAGAAGCTATTTTAAATCAAAAGATACTTGGGAGTCTGTAAGATATTATTACGATGAAAAACAAGATGATTTTCAATTTGGTAATATAAGCAGAAGAGATTTAGAATTTACTTATGACACTTACAAAGAATTCAAGACTGCTTACAACATAATGGATTTTACCGATATGTTGGCTGCATGTCTAAAACCAGAAGTTAGTTTTCCAAAGTATAAAATAGTTTTTGTAGACGAGTGTCAAGATTTAAATCCGTTAATGTGGGCTGTTATTAATAAAATAGTTGACAACCAAGGTCTAGTTTTTTTAGCTGGTGATGATGATCAATCCATATTTGGTTTTAATTGTGGAGAACCAGAACAGTTTTTACATTATCCAGCTCATGTGGAAAGGGTTCTTGATAGATCTTATAGATTACCTAAAAAAATATTAAATTTTTCGCAAAACATAATATCAAACATAGGACCAAAGTATAGAAAAGAAAAAGTATTTGGACCCAAAATAAAAGATGGCGTTGAAGTTGAGGGCCACATAGAAGAGATAGGCACAGAGTTAGACGACATACAAGATAAAGTGAAAAAAGGATCTTGGATTATGTGTAGTAGGACTAACACCAGGCTTTTTCATTATAAAAAAATGTTGATGGAAAATAATATATTATGGAAAACAAAAGCTAAATCTGGATCAGCAAATTCTTACAACTATTCTATTAAAAATAGTGTTCGAGATACTTTAAACCTTTGGCATAAATTAGTTAAAAGAGAAAAACTAGAGGGAAGACAGGTGTGTAAATTAATTCAAGAAATAAAAGCAATCCATCTTAATATAAAAAAATCAGAACACAAGCCGGATAAAAGCAGTTTATTTGTGACCGATAATTATTACGATTACCAGGATATGTTGAATAGAAAAATATTTAAGGAGTCTTTTTCCATAGACAAAGAATGGTATGACTACATAAGATTTAGTGTTGATAATGTTCAAAACCAGTCTTTTATGAATGGTGGTGCAGAATTTAAGTTGTTTAAAGATGCTGATGAAGCTCACGAATACATAGTAAGCGTTTATAAAAAAGATAAAACTTTATTAGATACTCAAATTTTAATTGGATCCATACACTCCGTAAAAGGTTTGGAAGCTCAAAACGTTGTTGTTTGTGATATATGGAGTTTTCCATGCTATCAAAACTATAAAGAAAAAACACCAAAACACAGGCATGAAGAGATACGTTGTGCCTACGTAGCCGTAACTAGGTCAACAGAAAATTTATTTATGTACAGACCAATACCAAGAAAAAAAATAGGAGAGCAATCTTTTGAAATGTTAGATAGATATTTTTATGGTGGCTCTGACCAGGAGGATTATTTTAGTGAGTGAAGAAGAATTAGAAAAATTTATTAGAAGACAAGAAAAAGAAGTTTGGGAAGATAATTTTCCAGAATATGAAAAGGAGGATGAAGATGAGTAAAGTATGGGACAAGCAGCACGGCGGAAGTCACTATCAAAAGTATAAAATTCAACCAAGCAAGTTTGTAGTTGAGAATAAATTGCTATATCCGGAAGGATGTGCTATTAAATACATCATTAGACATCAAGATAAAAATGGTAAGGAAGATTTGTTGAAAGCAATACATTTTATAGAAATGATTATAGAGAGGGATTACAAATGATACAAAAACCCATGTTTAGCACACCTACAGAATGGGTTCAACCAGAATCTTTTCCTGATTTATCTAGCTATGATGAGATAGCAATAGACTTAGAGACTAAAGACCCTGAACTTAAAAAGATGGGTCCTGGTATGTTTAGAGAAGTTGGTAACATAGTTGGCTTTGCTGTAGCTGTAAAAAACTGGTCAGGTTATTTTCCTATACGACATGAAGGTGGTGGAAACATGGATGATAAAAAAGTTACAGCTTGGATACAAGATGTCTTGAAAAATTCATCTACAAAAATATTTCACAACGCGATGTATGACGTGTGTTGGTTGAGAGCAGAAGGCTATGAGATAAATGGCAAGATAGTGGATACGATGATAGCCACATCTCTTATAGATGAAAACAGAATAAGGTATGATTTAAACAGCGTAGCCAAACAATTTACTGGTTTGTCTAAAAATGAATCCTCTCTTAATGAAGCTGCACAGGCATGGGGTATAGATCCCAAAGCAGAAATGTATAAACTTCCTGCGATGTATGTTGGAGAGTATGCAGAAAAAGATGCAGAAATAACTTTTGCTCTTTGGCAAGAATTAAAAAAAGAAATAAACCACCAAGATTTAAATTCTATATTTGATTTGGAAACATCTTTGTTTCCTTGTTTAGTCGAAATGAAATCAAAAGGTGTTAGAGTAGATTTAGAGCATGCAGAAATGGTGGAAAAGAATCTTATTAGGGCTGAGAATACAATGCTCAAAGGAATAAAAGATGAGATAGGGTTTGCTCCAGATCTTTGGGCTGCAAGATCAATAGCTAAAGTATTTGATCATTTAAAGCTAGATTATCCTAAAACAGAAAAAACAAAGGCACCAAGTTTTACCAAAAACTTTTTAAAGAATCACAACAACTTTATTATAAATTTAATTAACAATGCTAGACAAGCTAACAAAGCTAGGACTACTTTTATGGAGTCCATATTTAGATATGTTCACAAAGGTAGAATACACGCTGACATAAACCAATTACGATCAGAATTTGGTGGCACTGTAACTGGTAGATTTTCTATGACACATCCTAATTTACAACAGATACCAAAGTCAGGTAGTGATATGGGTAACCAACTTAGGACGATATTTGTGCCTGAGGAGGGCCATACATGGGGTTGTTTTGACTATTCTCAGCAAGAGCCTAGGTTGGTAGTGCATTATGCCTGTTTGACTGAATTACCGGGAGCTGACGAGTTTAAAGAAAATTACACCCAAGATTCAAAAGCAGACTTCCACAAGATAGTATCTGAGATGGCAGACATACCCAGGGACCAAGCAAAGACTATTAACCTTGGTAAGTTTTATGGAATGGGTAAAAATAAACTAAAAGGGGAGTTGGGGGTGCCTGATGAGGAGGCGAGTAGAATAATAAAACAATACGACAGCAGAGTTCCTTTTGTAAAACAACTAATGAATCATGCCTCTGACAGAGCTGAGAGACGTGGACAGATAAGAACTTTACTAGGTAGAATATGTCATTTTCATTTATGGGAGCCAAATCAATTTGGTATACATAAACCTTTGAGTCATGAAGATGCACTCGCGGAACACGGACCAGGGATCAAACGAGCTTTTACATATAAAGCTCTTAATAAACTTATACAAGGGTCAGCGGCGGACATGATTAAAAAAGCAATGTTAGATTTATATAATGAAAAAATAATACCATTAATACAAATACATGATGAATTAAACATTTCGATTAAAGACAAACGTGAAGCAGATAAAGTTATTGAGATTATGGAAAATGCTGTTAACTTAGAGGTACCCAATAAAGTTGATTATGAATCAGGAAAACATTGGGGGGAGATAGAATGATTTATGGCTTATTTAAATGCAAATATACCACCCATTTATGCACAGATAAGAAGAGAGTATTTGTATGATCTTAAAAAACATCAAGGCGAAGTTGAAGACTGCATTATCTTTGGCATATCAGCTCTTACTGGAAGGAGCATACTATGGCATGCTATTATGGAAAACGGTGCAATATTTTATCGCCTACCAATTAGCGCGTTTATTCAAAAGGGATTTGA